AAAAAATAAAATCAGCAACAAAACACTTGTTAAAAGCCTCAGAAATTGCCTCCATTGTAATAACTTCCGCATTAAGACCACCGCGATTGGTCTGAGAAGCAGTCCATACAGGTATTTCGTAGATTTGAGCCAATGCACGAAGGCTTTCATACGTCTCCTCAAGTTCGTGTCTTTTTTCTCCAGTTGCTCTGGTTGGTCTTAGAAGATCAGCATAATCTACAAGGATCATGTCTGGTTTCATTCCTTTCTTAATCAAGCGGTCAACGTGTCCACGAATTGTTTGAACAGAAGCAGACTTTGTTGGGTACTCTTTAATAATTAGTGTCCCTTCAACATCTTGGATCATGTCCATAATCATTTCTTGTTGATCCAGCAATTCGTTCAAAGGCACCTTTGTAAGGGCACTATCGAAACGTCCGCCAACTACGGTATCCTTGAGTTCTAAGGTATAATAGACAACAGTCTTGCCTTTTTTAAGAGCCTCGGCTGCAAGGTGAACAAGGACCATAGATTTACCAGCACCTGTTGGAGCGATAACAACGCCAAGTTCATTCTTCCCTAGACCACCCTTTACAATGTCATCAATACGTCCCCAACCTGTAGTGATTGGTGATCTATGAATCCTCTGAAATCTCTTGAGGGCATCAACGTGATAATCATGTCCAAAGTTGTTATCTGTGCCGAGTTTCATGGCATCTTCAATAACCTTTGAAATCTCATCAAAAGAAGATGATTTCAGCAACTTAACCGACTTTATCATAGCACCCTTGAGGGTTTGTTTACGACAGAAGTCGATTGCCTTGTCCTTGATGTATTCTGCTTCTTGCACTCCTTCAGAATTATAAATTCTGGCGTAGAAGTGACGTACTTGGTCAGCAACAACCTTATCTTGGTTTTGCATACCTGATTTAAGTTCTGTCATCATAATCTCGTGATTAGGATGGCTACGGTATCTTTCTCTATAACTTAGCAAAACCTCAATGAAAACCTGTAAATACTTCAACTCAAAAAAGGCTACATCGATTACTTCTGATACTTGGTCACAGAATGGTCGATCATCTAGCATAAGTTGGCAAAGATTTTCTTGAAAAGATTTTCCAAAACGTAGAAAAGTCTCTTTCTCGTCTAACATAATTTCTCCAGTGTTTGTGTGTGTGTTTTAATTATAACATGACCGCTTGAAAAGTCAAGTTGTTTTTATTTTTTTCATAACTCGATTTAAATTATCAAAGTTTAAATGCCCACAATCGTCTTCAAACAACATCTTGACGAAGCCCATTTTACTGTATGCTGGTTCAAAGTTTTGCAAAGCATATTCCAGCTGCATTTTACCCTGAATAGAGATGTTTGGGTGCTTTAATTGCATGATCTGATAATTGTTTTTTATACGGGAATCCAGCCTGATAATGTTCTCGTGTAGCTTGAGCCTTTTTGCAGCCATGTGGCAGTTTTTGAGAATCGTCTCGCAATCAAATTCTTCTTTGAGAGACAAGAAAGGAAAACGTTTGGCAACTGTTTTGATACCAGCACCAGGAACACCTTCCAGGTTATCTGATTTGTCTCCCACAATTGCTCTAGCAAGGGCAAAATTGTTGGGATGAATGCTGAACTCATCAATAATGTCTTGTTCGCAAACCAGTTTGTCTTGAATCGGTCTATAAACGCAAGTGTCCTCTGAGCAGAGTTGAAAGAAGTCTTTATCTGAGGAAACAATAATTTTATTCCATCCGTCATACTTAATGTTCCTTGCTCCAAAAGCAATAACATCGTCTGCTTCAACAAAGTCAATAACCAATTGAATGATAGGTAATTCATTTAGATACTCCATAAGCCTAAGAAGTTGATAGGCTTTGTTCTCCTCTTGTTTCTCTGGTGGTAAATCTATTAATCTCCGATTGAATCGGATAGGTGCTCGACCCGCCTTGTAATTCTTGTTTAGTTGCTTGCGTTTTTGAGAACCACCATGACCATCCCAACAAACTACAACTTCATCTGGGCTGAACTTATTACAGGTTTTCTGTAGTGATTTTAGAAATCCAATGCAGCCACCAATTGGATTACCGTGTTTATCCATTGTAGGATTAACTATGTATGACCTAATAAACATGTTTAGACCATCAATCAACATTACTGTGCTCATTTGTCCTCCAGGATTATGTATGTACACTTGTCTTTAGGATAATGAAACTCGATGTTGCCCTTTTCGTTTGTGAAAACAATTTTTTCTGGTCTTTCTTCAATAAGATAGCCTACGAATTCACCATTCTTATGGGTCACTTTTATCTTCTTCATTTTGTCCTCCTATAGATAATGTAACATGATCAGGTGATTTGTCAAGTAGAAACAATAAAAAAACCCCCAAGGCATAAAGCCAAGGGGGCCAAAAGGAGGTTAATATGAATAACAACATATTATTAATCACCCGAGGATGATCATTCATCAATGCCAAAGTTAATACCTTCAGTATCGAATTTCTTAATGATCTCATCGTCCATAATGTCAAAGACAGTTTGTTTGAACGAAGGATCTTGAAGCTTTGTGGTCCAATTGGCTGACCTAAACTTCGTCTCATTACCTTGCGAGTCTTTCAGATAACACCAACCGCCGCCAACTCTGTATCGGTCGGTACCAGAAGCCTTGATGGCCTCCAGCCAAGATTCTTCATCTTGTATCCTAACCTCGTCACCCCAAAGAATTTTGAAGCCACAGGTTCGACCCTCAGATCCGAATCGAGATTTCTCAATCTTGACCTTCACTTCAGAGCCTTTTCTTACACCTGACTCGTCAGTAACATATGCGGCTTTCGCCTTTCGTTTGGTGAGCCAAATTCGTAATGAGGAAAAGTATTCAATAGCCTTACCGCCGGGAGCGATGTATGGAGTTGTCATGGCCTCAGCAACATTACTGGTAATGTTTGTCTTCAACTGATTGATGAGCAACAGCGTACACTGCTGATTTGCGAGGGGAACGGTAAGTTTTGGAAAAGCACGAGCAAAAATGCGAGGCTTTACTGCCATTGAACTTTGAGGGTTGAAGTTTCCCTCTAGTTCCTTTTCAGAACTAGTTGCCGCAATAGAATCCCAAATAAACAAGAATTGGTTATCCGGATAATCTGACATTAACATTTCAATTGTTTCCAGAGTTTTCTCTACTGAGACAGCCTGAACATACATAAAGTCATCATTTACGTTTATCCCTGCTTGCTCTAGAAACAGTGGGTCAATTGCAGACTCAGCATCAAAGTACACAACAAAGTGTCCCATCTGTTGAGCATTCGCGGCAATTTGGCAAGCCATGTAAGACTTACCGGCAGAAGATAGACCAGCGATTTCGATGATCTTGCCTACTGGAATACCAGCAAGTTTTCCTCTGCAAACGATTGAATCCAGCCAACGAGAACCAGTGGGAATCCACTGAGTTACTGCTGTAGGATTATCCTCGTTAAGATCATGGGCAACATCCATGCCCACAGATTTGTTGATCCTTTTTTTCATGGCTGATAGATCAATTTTTCCAGCCCTAGATGACATTTTTAGCACACTCCCCATTGAACCTCCCTAATGTTATTCTGCTTCTTCAGTCTCTTCTGTAGTTTCTTCGGTTTCTTCAGATTCCTCTGACTCCTCTGATTCTTCAGATTCTGTCTCTTCGGTTTCCTCAGTTTCTTCAACTACTTCTTCTACTGGTTCAGCAGAATCTTCCTCTTTCTCACCACAAGCAAGAAGGGAAGCTAAAATAATTACGTATTTCATTTTTGTTTTTCCTTTGTTTAAAAAATGTGCCATCCCTTTTTTCCAACCAAGGGCGGATGGCTCTCCCTCAACACAACACAGGAGGACTATGACTTAATCATCATTATTCATGAAATTCTTAAAAGCCTCGTCGATGCCCGATGTTTTCTGTGAGTACTTAGAAGTCTCTCTTGATCGACTTTCGGAGGACGAATCGGAGGACAAGTAGTCATCAAGTAGAGCCTGTACATCATCTGCATTCTTTTTATCGAATAGTGTTTCGATTTCAGGAATGGAACTCAGCAGTTCAGCACAATCGGCGACTGCATCGTCACAGAGAACGCTTGGGCGCCGACGAGGTTTAAGAGTGGTCTTCGGGAAAGAACCTGGTGTTCCTGGTACATGATAATTAAGAACGATGTCAGTTCCGGTTTCAGGATCTGTAACGTCTCCATAATCAGGGTCAAGAACGTAACCCAAAAGGGTTTCATAGGCAGTCTTTCCATAAGACCAAATTTTTACACCCTCAGTCTCTTTACCACGAACAAGAATTGGTGAATAAAAACGCTTTCGAACAAATAGCTTCTTTGCTTCTTGCTTAAGTTGTCCATCATCATTTTCAACGCCATCACGCCAAAGTTTAGATGCGAACTCACAGATTGCGCAATCATCTCCATCATTCTTCTTGGGGCAGTAAATGCCGGGGTTTCTTCCAACATTATAGTGGAAGTGGAATTGCTTAAAGGGGTCGCCATCTTCTGTAGGAAGAACACGAATTGTTTGGTCTCCTTCAGATGGTCTCCATTTAAAGTCATTCTTTTTATTAGTTGATGTGCCGTTTTTAGAAGCGTTAAGTTTGGCACGCATTGCTTCGAGATTTATAGCCATAGTAATTTGTCTCCTTATATTTTACTATTTTTTTGTGTTTATTCACTAAGGTACGCAGGGTTTTTACCTTACGTCCATTTATAATATAACATATTTTAAGTGTGTTGTCAAGTAAAAAAGTTAAGATTTTTTAATCTAATTCATGATCATCGACGTATTTGTATCCACCTTTACCATCTGATACTTTATGG